TAAGCCGCTCATTCTGGATACGGGCCATCTCCTGCTGATAATTCAGCTCAAAGGTGGCCTCCTCCATGCGGATACGCCGGTTAAACTCATTCTGCGCCGCCTCCGCACGCGTCAACTCCAGCTGCTTCTCCGCCACAGCTACGGACGAGGCGGATAGCATCGCCAGCCGGTCAGTATCCAAAGCGCGCTGCGACACATCGAGAATGCCCTTAGTACGGATATCGGCCAGATTGACCTCTAGGTCAGCGTGCTGAGAATTGTGGTCATGCCGGGCCATGGCAAGGTCAAACTCGGCCTGCTGCTGCGCCAGCACTTCCGCGTGACGAGCATTAGCTCCCTCACGCTCCAACTCACGTAACGCTTGGGCCGCATCCATCGCGGTCTTCTGCGCGTTGATATTATCCAGCTCGGACTGCTGGCGTGCGTCCGCAACCGCGTTTGCCCGATCCATGTTCTCGGCCATGATTCCGAGGGTGTCTGCAACGGTACCCAACCCATCAGCAATGTGGTCGGTGAGGGAAGCGATGGCCTTAATCGGCGCCATCACCAGCGCAGTATTGTATTTAACCTGCGCTTGCTCCAGCTCACGGATGGCCTTCTCCTCCGCCTCGCGGGCTTCGGTTAGCTCCTGCTCGGCTTCCGCAATCTGCTGCGCCGCCTTTACCTCATTGTCAGAACTTTTCTCCTTGAGTTCGCGGATCTTCTTCTCCGCCTTCTCAATATCCTCATTTTTCCGCTCCTGCGTGTAGGAACGGGAGATATCTTTCTCCTTGGCCTTGTCGAGATTCTTGTAGGCCTCGGCGAGCTTATCCGTGGCTTCCTCATCGGACTCTACGGCGCGCTTACGGAGGTCGGCGAGTTTCTCCTCCGCCTCCGTGATGTCCATAGATGCGTTCTTACGGTCGGCCTGCGCCTCACCCAGCTGGTTGAAAGCATCAATGGTTTCATCGTTGACGCGTAGCCACACATCCCAGTTCGGGGTTTTCATATCCAGCGCGGCAGCCACCTGGGCCTCAATACCGCCCTGCCCGATAGCATCCTCTAGCTGTTTCGCGACGGAGAGGATCTGCTGTGCCGCTGGCTCCCCCATCGTGTCACGGTAGGAGTTCTGCCCCACGAACGGGTTCGCGAAATTCAGGGCATTATCCACCTGCCACTTAGGGATGCCCGCCTGCTCGGCGAGGGCGTACGCCTGGTTCTTCTGCGCTGCGGGTACACCACCGCCGATGGTTGCGCCGGGCCGGTTCGAGGCCAGGCCGGGCGCATCAAACATGCTCCCCGCCGTTGGGGCGGAGATGCTGGCGTGGGAGGCGCGCTTAGCCCCACCACCGCCGCCGGAGGCCCCGGCACCGAAGTCGCCAATATCCAAATCGGTGCCATTGCCATTGATGGTGACACCACCGTCACCCGTGGGGCCTGCCTCCTCATCACCAGAGTTAGGCAGGTACATGAAGTTCGTGAAGCCGCGCCCGTCGAGTGGGCCTGCGGCCCCACCAATGGTGAAACCTTGGCCGGTGTTACCACCGGACTCAATGTAGGTGCCGTCAGGCAACATGAGGGCGGTGTGGCCGTTTGCGCCTCCGCCGTAGTCATACCAGCCAACAACCAGCTCATTGCCGTTACCGCGCCCGTTCTCGAAGCCCTTGGCGGCAAGCCACGACCCCTCAGTGACGGTGGACATGCGGGAGTCAAACGGGTTCAGCCCGAGCCAGGTGTTCACGACGGCAGACACCGCACCAGAGCAGTCCATAGAGGATGGGGAGAAACCGCCCATCACGTACGGCCCGTTATTGTAGGGCTGTAGCTGCTCAATCACGTCGGCGGACTTAGTGCGGCCACCGTCGGCGAGGGCGGGGAGTTCCGCCGCGAGGCCCGCCAGAATCATCCGCGGGTTGTTCGTGTTGATGCCCTGCAGGGTGTGGTGGTACCGGTCGGAGGAATTGTTGTTGATGACCCACTCGCCAGCGTTGACGCGGGCCACCGCCTGCCCCATACCATTCACTCCGAGGAATCCGTCTACCTGCTCGGTGCCCGGGCCACTCCGTGGGAGCTTGTAGCCGGAATCACGGCCAACGCTCCGCACCCCGGGGTATCCACCGGCGGCAAGCGCGGGAATCTCCCCGCCCTCCGCAAAGGTGGGCACGCCGATACGGCCGCCATGCTGGTGGCCAAACCAATCGCCAATCTTTTCAGCAACGATCCTAACCGTCTTAACACCAGGAATAGCGTTGAGCGCAGCGCGTGCGAGATTTGCCTTATTTATAACGTCACTATTATCGCCCTTCATCTTTGAGTTGGTGCTGTGATTATCCACATCATCCAACTGGCTGTGTGCCTGCGCAACGCCAGCGTCCAGCAGGAGCTTATTCAGGTCAGCCTGCGGTGTCGGCGACTGCTGGTTCAGGTACTCCAAATCACCCCGGGCGATCTCACCATTGGCGAGGAGCTGGTCAATGAGTAGCTGCGCCGTCGGAGATGCTTCCTGAATATCCAGCTGGTCGACAATCGCCCGTGCTTCATCCGCCCCGAACTCCAGCGGGGTGGTATCCATGATGGTCTCAATCGTGATGGATTCATCATCAATCTCGGCCATCTTCGCGGTGATGGACTCCAAATCGCCCATAACCTTGTCATTAGGGGCGGTGATATCGTACTGGATTACATCACCGGCATCGTTCTTAATCTCTTCGTATTTGATGCCAAGCTCGTCCATCGCCTTGAGAACATCATCGTCTGGCGGGTCAACCCGAACCTTAGTGCCCTCCTCCAGCGGGTACAGCTGCGCCCAAACCTTACCCAGGGACTCCACGGCCTCGGAGGCGCCATCCAGCTCCACGAGGGTACGCACCACATCCGGCGCGAGGCCGTACGACTCCAGCACGTGATTCCACTGCTCATCAAACTCGGCACCAGTCAGCCCCATCTGCTCGCGTAGAGAGTCGAGCTGCGGCCCCATCTGCTCCCAGATGCCATTAATGTCACCGCCGCTGGTGGCGACGTTCATTAGCTGGTTCGACATGTCGCCCAGGGTGTTCGAGAGGGTGCGGGCATTCTCGTTGGTGTAGTCCAGCTTGTCGCCATCGAACAGCCCAGCGCCGATATCGTACTGGTGATTCACCAGCTCCGCCATCTTGTTGGATAGTTCATCGATGTGCTCGGCTGCTTCCATATTGGCCTGGTCGGCGGTCTGCGTCATGAGGCCCATAGCCTGCATGGTGGACTTGAGAGCGGAGAGTTTATCCTCTGCGGAGGCGGACGAGTCCGCTAGGGTGCTGATACCAGCAGCGGCTTGCGCAGCAGCCGGGTCAAGCTCACGGGCGGCCTCCGCCGCCTCTAAGGCCTTTTCGCGGGCCTCCCGGAGCCTATCCGCAGCGACCCGGCCTGCTTCTTCATTGTTGTTCCAGAAACTCCCGCCGGTATTCTCCAGCTCATTAAGCATCTGCTGGTATTCGCTGCCACCCTCAGCGACGATGCGGCCCAAATCATCCCACGCATGGCCATTATCCTCCAGCTTCCCCTTGATCATGTCGAAAGAGTCGCCCATCACCTGCAGTTCGTGATTTATCTGCATGGTATTCATGCCAGCTAATTCATCTGAATCAAGGTCTAGCTGGTTCTTATCCAGCTTGGCGAAGAACCCATCTAGGGATTGCCCGACGCGCTCAATATCAGCCACCGCGCCTTGGGCGACCTTCCCCAGATCCTCCATCTGTAGGTCATTCAAAGCGCCCTTAGTGCCAGCCAAACTAGCGTTGAGACGTAGGAGCGCCGCATCAGCTTCGCCGGTAGTCTCAGTGAACTTCGCCTGCGCATCACTAGCGCGTTTCGATGCGCCGACAATTTCAGTGACGGCAAACGCGGCTGCGCCCATAGCAATCATCCACGGGCCGCCTAAAGCGTCTACCACACCACCGGCGGCGCTCTTAATGCCGGACATACCGGCCTTAACCACGCCGGTAGACCGAGCAAATTTCTTACCGCTATTAGCCGCATTATTATAGGCGACACCCATGCCCGCCAAGGCGGAGTTCTGGCTAGTCGCTGCGAGCTGAGTAGCGGCAGTGAACGTGGAGATTTCCCGGCCCGTGGCACGGTAGTAGGTCTTGAGGTCTCGAATACCCTTGCCAGTGTCCACAACGGCGGTTTTGAATGCCGTCATCTTCCCGGCGGCATTCTGCCCCATCGTGGTGTTAAGCGCCGCCTGCGCAACCTTGAGCGCCACGATGGCCTTAGTTGCATCCTTAATCGGATCCGGCAGGTTCATCACAGCTTCGCCCATCGATACGATGGGCGACACGTCAATATCCTTAATCCACCGGGTCATACCCTGGGCGGACACGCGGACTTTCTCTGCACCGGCCTTAATCGCAGGGGATAGCTTTTCGAACACGGCGGCGGCTGTGTTGTTCAGCTCCGCACCCATATTTTTCAGGGTGCCTGAGGTGGTCTCCGCCATCTCGCCCATCACACCGGACAGGGACTGCACGGAACCCGCAGCGCCCTCCGAACCGTTAATGATGCCATCCGTGAGGGCCTTAATTCCCTCCTCTGCTGGCACCGCGCCGGAGGAGACCATCTTCTGCATCTCCTCGGTGGTGACACCGAAGTGATTTGCGAGGATAGCGAGGCCCTGCACACCACCATCGGCGAGGCGATTCAGGGTCTCCATCGAGATTTTACCGGAGGCGGCGGCCTGACCGAACGCATCCGACATGTTGAGGAGGGCCTCCTCCCCCTTACCGGTGGCGGCTGCGGCCTCACCCAAGGCGGTAACGGTCTGATTGGCCTGCTCCGCTTCAATACCAAATGCCACGAGGGTCTTACCCGCGTTAGCCCACGCGTCAAACGAATACGTGGAGCGCATGTTCGACTCGACGAGCTTATCCATGTAGACGGAGGCCTCATCAGCCGACCCCATCATCACACCAAGGGCCTTGGTCGTATCCTCAATGGAGGTGACCTTAGAGAAGCCATTCTGCATGACCTGTGCGGCACCCGCCACACCAGCAATACCCGCAGCGAAACCACCAAGCTTGCCGACATTATTCCGCAGCTTGGAGGAGAACGTATCCGTCGATGCCCCGGCGGAATCAAACTCACCGCCCACGCGGGACACGGAGGCGGCAGTCTGGTCAAGGCTGGAGGAGGCCTCCTTAGCCGCCCCGGCGGCCCGCTCCAGCGGTGCCGAGTCCGCACGAGGCGACACGCGCTTATTTGCTACCTTATCCAGCTCGGAGGAAGCCGCAGCGGTGGAGGATTGAATCTTATCCACGCCCGACGTATCCGCCTGCGGGGCAACCTTCTTCTTCGAGGTCTTATCCAGCGCACTATCTGCCTTGCGGGTGGAGCGCTCCAGCTTCTCCACCCCGCCCGTATCAGACTTCGGGGCAATAGTCTTTCGGGATAGGCGTTCGAATGATTTATCAGCCTGACGGGCTTTCTGCTCAACCTGACTAATCTGGCGGTCGAAGTCGCCAGTGTCTACGGTGATTGTGAATCCGAGATCTCCGAGGTCAAGCGCAGCCATGCTAATGCTCCTTTTTTAGCGTTGGTGTTTTCCGCAGCCCCAACCCGCGAGCAAGCGCGGTATCTTCGCTTAGGAGGCGTACTAGCCGTATTCTGAACCACCGCCACCTGCGGTCGGATAGAACACCTGATCCAAAATCGATGCTAAAAAAGTGCTGAAAGTCCGTCTCTATATCATCCCACCGTGAGAGGATCGACGACCAGGTGAGGACGGATTCATCCACATCTGGCTTCGCCTGGACTTGCTCCGCCCACCACTCACGGACGTACTCCCCGAACGTTTCGAGGATATAAAGGTCGGGCGGGCCACCGCCGGGGTCGTTCTCCGAGTATGCCCCCGCGTAGGGGTTGTACCAGAGGTCACTATCCTCGGCGTATGCCCACCCGTCGGGGTCGCGGCGGAGCCTATCCCACTGGTCACGCCAGCACCCCTCGGGGTCATCTAGTCTTGCTGGGAGGCGTTGTTCTTCTGCTTGAGAATATCCACTGCTTTTCCCAGCTCGCCAGTCTCAAAATAGGCCTTAGCCAGGTCATCACCCTGCACGTACTTGAAGTGCACGGCGGATACGAGGCGCTCCAGCTGGCTATAGGTGGCCCCGGCCTCCATGACTTGTTCGAGGATACCGCCGCTAATCTTCGCGGTCTTGGGATTAAACTTGGAGCCGAGGAGCGGCGCAACACGCTTCCACACACCCATACCAGAGTCCTCATCGGACTTGCGGGCGTTGTAGTAGTCACGGTGGAACTCTAAGACTTGTTCTGCGGAGGGAGTGACCTTGTAGTCCTCTCCCTTGAAGGTGAATGAGATGTCGTACTCGTCGAGCTGCTCGTCGAGTTGTCCGAAGTCGGTCATGCGGGTTGCCTCCCAGTTGGTTGGTTGTTGTGTACGGGGATTAAGTGTGCCGCCTGACGGGGTGCGGTCAGGGGCATGAGTAAAGGCCCGCACAAGGATGGTGTTCCTCATACGGGCCTTTGCCCTGTGACTACGAACCCCCTAAGGGGTGTATTGCGTGACTAGGCGGCCAGGGATTCGGAGTCGGTATCCCCCTCGGAACCGGCCTCTTCCTCACCACGAGAACCCTCAACGGAACCCGCGGACTCCTCTTCCTCATCACCGGTGGAAACGTTCGGCACGCCCTGCGGGTGAATAATCTTCAGGAGTTCCTCCACATCCACCGGCTCGGACGCCTTACGCTCCGAACCCTTCTTCACAGAGTGAATACGGGTCGGCTCACACGAGGACTTCAAATCGGAGGTGAACGTACGGAGATCGTTAGCGCCGCCGGAGCCGGAAGTAAAGCTGTTAGTAGCGGTGCCCTCCCAGCCCTCATCAATGTCGGTGCGCCATACGCGGAAATCAACCTTGCCATCCGCGCCGAGTTCCTCACCAGTAGCCTTGAGAAGCTGCTGATCCTCGGTGAGGAGGTCAAGGTCACCCTTGCGGGCGAACTGGCCTTCAACCGAGACGGTCAGGGAACGGGAGGTCTTTTCCTCAGACGTCCAACCATTGGAATCAATATCGGACGCATCGACGGTCTGGGTTTCGATGTTTGGGGAGAGGGAGGTGACGCCGCGAACAAACTTGTATTCTGACGAGTCGGCACCTACGGGCTTGACTTGTAGTGCCCAGCCTCGGTTGAGCTGCTTGTTCAGCTCGCACGAGTTGGGAGCAGTCGCGAACTTGGTGTTAGCCATTGCTGTGCGCTCCTAAGAGTCGGTCGGATTGGGTGCTGCCAGCGTGGCCGAGTAGGTGTCTACGGCGTGCCAGCGGTCGTTGCTGTCCAGTAGTGGCGGATCATTGATGATCCTCCTGCAGGATAGGAGCCGCGTGCGTGCGGTCAGGCCAATGTCTGTGAGGTCGTGGAGGTGCTTGTAGGCCTCGGCGGCATCATCGAGTGGGGTGTTGTGGTCGCGGGGCGTGCCACGGAATGCGAGACTGAAGCGGAGGTTTGGGTTGGAGTCGGACACGCTCTCATCAATGATGATGTTGAAGATTGTGAGGGCGCGGTCTGGGTTATCTTCCAGCCGGTACGCAAACACCGCCGGGGTGCTATTCACCTCACGCTGGTTTACGCCGGGTCGGGCGCATACCCCACAGTCCGCGAGGTACTCGGCGATGTCGTAGACCACGCTCTGCCGGTACGAGGCCCGCCGCGTATTATCTTGATGAAACTCGGCCATTGGGGTTAGATTCCTCCCTTGATGTGGTTCCGGATTACCTGCGCAACCCTGTCGGCGTTCTCATTCTTCGCCGTCTCCAGATATTTGGCTTGCCCGGCCCTCGGGTGATTCCAGCCGGTCTCCTCATGCTGGCGGCGGATGTACGGTAATCCCCCATACCGGACACCCCCGGCCACCTCACTACCCGATGCTTGTGCGGGTATCGTACTAGCGGACTGGCGGAGGTTCCCCGTCTCGCCCAGCGGGGTGAGCGGTACGGCTGCCGCCTCCACTACCTGCGCCGCCGAGGTGACACCGCGCTGCGCCCCGGCCTGGATCTGTTTCTTCACCGCATCGCCTTTCCAGTGGAGTGTCATACGATTGTCACCTCCACGTGGTCGGGGGTGAGGCCTGTGCCGGAGTAGGCGCGGCGTGCACTCACTACTTTGCGTTGGGGTTTCGCCCCGAAATCATCCGGCAGGGTGAGCACGTCACCCGGCTCGGGTAGTGGCCCGTCTACATCCCAGTTGATGGTTCCGGCGGCTAATACCTCTTCCCCATGCTGGTTGAGGGCGCGGTGCGATTCCATGTTGATGGATGCTTTCACAGTCTCCCCCGGCTTGAATGTAGTGCCGCGCATAGTTCGGATTTCTTCGCCTTGGAGTTGCACCTCATGCCGGAACCAGAGGTCACGGAGTGTGTCACTGGTTTTGCTGTGCCTGCTCATGCCTTACACCGCCAGCCATGGTTTGCCGGAGAGGAGGCCCGCATCATCCAGAATCAACTGCGCCCCCAACGCCAGACCACCATTGAGGAGCAGCGACCTAGCCTTGGTGGCCTCTGAATAGTCCAGCGTGATGGAGGAGCCGTTATTAGTCGAGGAGGATACGATAGCCTCCGCCGTAGCGCCCCCGGTCTCTAACTCGTCGAGGATGCCAGCATCCACCCACGCTTGAATCTGCGCGCTCGTCGCGTATTTGAACGCATCCACCACGAACTGGTTAGTAGGCATCCCGGCCTCGTCCACCTCATAAATAGCGCCGCGTGTTGCCCTCCGCATGAGGATGGAAGCATAGTTAATGAGCCAGTCAAGGCGGGCATCCTCCAACTCCTCATAGATGTCAGTGTCGGCATCGTTGAGAAGTTCAGTCCGGTCAATGTAGTTCATCTGTAGCCGCATAAGCGGGCCTCCCTAAAAGAATGATTATGGGTCTAGGTACGGAAAAGTGGGGAGGGGAAAATAACCACCTATACGCGCCACGCCACCAAACAGTAGCGTCACCTAACGGCACGTGATGATTACTTTCACCCTCCCCACCAAGCTCACAGAGGAAAGTCAGTGCACCGGCCCTACTGGACTCCAGCCAGCGGCACCCCTCACCCCTGCGGCGATAGCAGGCTCAAACAGCCTTACATCTCGGCGTCAACGGCAGCGCCACCGCCACCACCAAGGGTGCCTTCCTTCACGTCCGCATCGAGGGTGACGACACCCTTCGGGCGAACCACGGCCGCACCGGAGACCATGAGGCCACGGACGATATCGCCGAAGCGATCCGGATCGCGGAATGCCTCCAGCGTGCGGAGCTGGGAAGCGTACGCCAGGGCACCCTGCACACCAGCAATGATGGTTTCCTTGCCCGCGGTGGTTGGCGCATTGACGGACTGGTAAATGTTCAAGCCCAACTGCGGCAGGGTGGAAATAAGGCCGTTGCGGGCCACGATGTCAGTACCGGCGGCGTGCGCCTGGGTGACACGACGGTCAGACAGAAGCGCAGAACCAAAGTTCGGGCCGACAACAACCCAGCGCGAGGAGGTCGGTGCGGATACCTTATTCAGCTCCAGAGCCATGCGGCGGAGCGCATCCCACGCGGTGATCTGCTTATCGTTCGGGCGGTAGAAGTCGGCACCGTCAAAAATTGGCAGGGTGTTGAGCTTCTTGCCCGCGCCTTCCTTGAGCTTCTTCGCAATGTCGGTGTCCACCTCGTTCGCCATTGCGGAGCCGTGTGCGTTGGTGGCGGCGTTACGGAAGTCGCCTGCGGCCTGGATAGCGTCCACATCGTTGACGCGGAAGCCGTAGTAGCGCTCCGTATCCATCACAAGCTTCACATCGGTGGTCTCCACATCATCGTACTCAAGATCTTGGGTACGGTCGTGCTCCTTGATGTTGGCGGAGCCGATGGTGTTGATGTGGACGGTGTCACCAGAGTTTTGCAGCATCGCCTGGAAGCGAGTGTCGGCGATTTCCGGCTGCGCGTAGATGAGGGACTTCTGGTAGGGAACCTCCAGGCTGGGGGCCCACAGTTTGGGGATAAAATTCTCAACGGACATGTAGTGTCTCCTAGTTCTTGTAGAGGTGTTCCAGCTTGCCCTGCTTAGTCAACTCGAAGATTTCCTCGGCGCTCATATCGTCGAGGTCGTCAACGGTGTACTTTTTCGGGCCGCTGTTATCGGTCGGATTAGACGTGTTACCGGAGGATACGGGCGCCGCCTGGGCGCGTAGCTTCGGATTGGCGTCTACCGTCTCCTGAACGAGTTCCTCCACCTGGGAGGTGTAGTTTTCGGCGGACGGGTCGAGGTTCGCAAGCGCGTTGGAACCTCGCAGATACGGGACGATGAGGGCAGGGTCTCCCTTGGCCTTAGCCACCGCATCATTAAGCGCGGTGGTCTCGCGCAGCTGGCGGTTCTCCTGCTGCTGAGCTTCCAGCTTGTCCTTGTAGCTTTCGATTAGCTGCTCCGGCGTTGCTTCCTCCTCAACGCCGGAGAGTTTTGCCAGGAAGCCGCGCATTTCCTCAAACTTGGAGTTGAGTTCAGAGTACTTGCTGGATAGTTCCGCGTTCTTCTTCTCCTCATCACGGAGGCTGGTACGGCGTGCAGCGGCCTCATTACGCAGCTTGCGGAGTTCCTTTTCCACATCGAAGTCGCCCTGGTCAGACTCACTGCCCTGGGTGTCGTTTTCTTCGGTGTGTGGGGTGGTGTCCTCGGCCTGCACCTCCTGGGTGTTGGTCGTGTCCTCCCCCGTGGTGTCCGCCTGCTGGTCTGAGGTCGTGTTGGTTGCCTGTTCATCGGCCATTGTGATGAGTCCTCCCGTAACTGTGCTTGTGAGTTCGTCGTGGACGGCTCCTGTCCGCTCCACAATTGGGAGTATGTCCCAGGTGTGTGTGCGGTCAGTTCGTGCGGAGTTGCTCGCGGTGGTAGAAGCGGGAGAGGAACGAGTGCGAGCCGATGTGCTCACGCTGTGCGGCCTGCCAGTCTTTTACCTTCCGCTTAGCGAGGGCCGCTTCACTAGGGGTGAGGGCTACGGCTTCACGCTTCCGCCACCGGCGGATGGTGCGCTCTATCTGCCTTTGTCGTTGCGTGGCCTCGTACTGGCGTTTGTTCTCCTCCGGTGTGGTTTCTGGCGCTTCGGGTGTTTTATCGCCCGGGGTGTACGCCACATCACGATGTTTACAGTTAACGTGGTGATATCCGGCGGCGATAGCGTCACGTAGGGTTGCTTTAACCGTCACAGTGACGTTACGGCCCGTGGCCGGGTCTACCATCACACGAGGCCCCGCCGGGCCGGTAATCGCCAAAAGTTCATTCTGAAACGGGAAACACTGCGGAGCCGACGCCGGGTGCCACGAAGCGCGCACCAACTCCACCCCCGTCTCCTCATAGCCCCGCAAGTGACCTTCCTGCCGGGCATTGTTCCGCATCGTGCGTACCGCCATATCGGCATACACGTCGATACTCCACCGGCGGCCTCCCTTATCCACAAACCCGGTTATGCCTTTATCAGCGAAGCGGTTGAGTGCTACCTGTAGGGCGCGGGGATGATCCATGCCCTCCACAGTGGCGGTCCTGACGGTGGTCATCGTGACTTGTCGGTACACGTCCCGAATCTCCCTCGCCACCATCACGTGCTGTGAGCGGAGCGCCGCCGCCGTCTCCGACGAGATGCCACGCCACACATCAGGCCGAACGCCCCCCGCCTGCAATTCCGCCCCGACTTCCTCATACACGGCACGTATCGCCGCATCATACTCATCGGCGGCAACCCGACCGGCCTGTGATTCCACCAAACCCCCGACACGGTTCAACTGCTTAGCGACCGTATCCAAAAGGATATTCAGCTGGCGTTGCCGCGCCTGCGGGGTATCCGCCTCCAACGCTTTACTAATCGCATCACGCAAAGCGAGGAGTAGCACCAACTCAACATCCTCATACATGCCGACGAGGCGACGCGCCCCAGCATCCCCATCATTAGGCATCGTCACCAGCATCACCCGTGCTAAATGGTGCGTCGCCCGCCTCCAACGTCAGGGGGTCAAATGCGTTCCGCGCTCGTTCATCAGCCCGGATAGCCTCCACTTCATCCTCCACCTGGTCAGGCGTCCACTCCGGGTGCTGCTTCCGCACCGCCGTGGAGAGGGACATAATCCCCGCCGAGTAGGAGGATGCGGCAGCATTAATCAGCTCATTATCATTCACCTCAACCTGGTCAGGCAAGGCCACCAGCACGGGTTGGGTTGGTGGTGCGTAGCCGTTGAGGTCAGCATCCAGTTGGAGGTATGCGGTGAGGATAGCGGAGAGGTGCGCCCGCTCCATACGCGACTTCGTAGCTGCGGTGGCCCGCGTCCGCTTCGTGCGCGCTTTCGTCTCCGTCGCCGTCATATCCCCCGACGCTTGAGGATCCATATCCACAGTGAATGGGGACAACCCCAGGGCGGATACGGCCTTGCGGATATCCGAATCAATCAGGGTAAGGTACTGCTCAACACGCATATCGAACTGTACCTGCTCAAAGATAGGCTTATCCTCCGCAGTGACATTGGGCCTGGTCTTGAATACGTCGCGCATGAAGTCGAAGAACTCGCCCCGGCCCGGCCCCTCGGTGTCGAGGAGGTTCTCATCCACGAAGAGCCGCCCGCGTGCGGCCTCCACCTCATGCTGCAATTGTGACCAGTTGTGGTCAATATCCTCAAAGATTTGTGCACCGCGTGACACGTCCGATGCGGAGTAGTAGCGGAGGAGCGGGTGGTTTCGCCACCGGCGCTGCGGGTGATAGTTTGCCAGCATATGGGCGGTGGGTGATTCCGCACCCGTCTTGAGTACAGTCCCATCAACCAGCCCGTCAATCTCCATGAGGTGATGCGCCGCCTCATGAGCCCCGAAGTCCACGGGGTAGCCAACGTTATCCTCGGTGCCCTCGTAGAGTTGGTACTCAATCTGGCCTGGGGTGTGCTCCTGGAAGAGACGGAACACCGTATCGTCCTTACCCTCCGTAAAGGTGTCCCAGAAGAGGATTGAGGATTGGCGGCCGTTCTCGAACTGGCATATCGCATTATCCGCATCAATCCACTCAATCCACGGGTGCGGCTGAACGTTCTGATTCCATACGATACGGCCGAATACCCACCCGAGGGAGCCTGCACTGTACACCGCGTTCCACCATTGGGCGGCGAACTCGTCGGAGGTTACGAGCCGGTCGAGTGCTTCCTTAGCCCGCGCATTGCCTTCATCTTCTGCCGCGAGTTCAGCCTGCGGTGGCTTGCCTGCCATGTAGTCAGCGAGCGCGGTGGTTAGCTCCTCCGCCACCGGGAGGTGATGAGTAATGAGGTGCGATTTGCCTTTATCCCCAGTGGGGCGGCCGAGGAAAGCGCGTGAGGTTTTACCGACGATTCCGCCATTGAATTGGCTACGGTGCTGGTATGGCTGCGGCCCGTATTGGCGGGAGCGCCGCTGGTTAATCACTTCCAGTTGTCCGTTGAGGATGGCATCGTCGCGGCGGATGGAGTCTAGGGCGGGTTCGTAGTCTTTTGGCGGCCAGGGGCTTTTCGGTTCGGGCATGCTCATGCGTGTTTTGTCTCCCAAAATTAGGTTGATTTCAGGGCGTGCGCTGGTGTTATTTTTGGGCATTATCCAGCATGGTGGGGTGCGGTCGGAACCGGCGGTTTGTGGTGGGTTATTCCGGTCGTGAGCCGCGCACACCACCCCATCATTGTGCTGTTGGTGTGTCGCTTTTGAGAGCTACTACCTACGCAAAAAATTGATGGTTAGTTTCTTTCAGAGCCAACAACACGATGGGGTGTGTGAAATAACCCTTGGGTTAGGGTGCGGGCCAACCAACCCCTACCGCAGCTGCCATCCTCCGCCCCAGATGCAGGAAACGACGGAATACCCATTTGTGTGCGCCACGGGGCCTTAACCGACCCGGGCATACAGCACTCACACCACTGAATAGTGACCCCACGGCGGGGTGAGGTAGTGGGCTTCTTCGGGGCATCTCAATCAGGCGACAACCCACTCCCCTACTCACCCAAGTCTCACCCCACACTAACGGGGCCACTATGGGGATAGTGTGAACACCGCATTTACTCCGGCCGGTAGCCAGGGATAATCACCCCCGGGGCGCGGGTATAGGCAGCTTGCGGCCACAACACAACCACGTTAAAAGACCAACGGTAGGTTCTATTGGTGGCCCGCGATTCACATCATCGCACCCGCGGGGTTGCGGTCATCCCGCATGCTTCCCACGTGGCGGAGCCAGAAATGTCGGGAGGAGAACACGGCGTAGCGGGCGGCGTCCACATGGTCATCGTTTTCTTTAACGGGTGCGTCCTTACCGCCCTCCGTAGCTCGCGGATCCCACCGGTATGCCGGTATCTCCTCAATCAGGCGGGGGCAGTCCTCCGCCACTGTAAGCACCCCGTTAGTGAGCAATGAGTCCACGGTGCGGATACCATCCACGACCTTGTTTTTCGCGGCGGCGACCGTATGGCGACGGCGCTGGAGTTCCTCTTTAAATGATGCGGCGGCGGGGTCAAGGTAAATGGCCCTCGGCTGGTTCGGGAGGTGGCTCAACCACTCTTCCAGACTGTCGGCCAGTTCCATGTCGGTGAGGCGTGTACGCCCGCCAAGCCCGTTGGTTTGGGGTGACCATTCATGCGAGAGCTGGAGCCCCTCGTCGGTCATGGTGAGGGCATACCCGGCGGTGGGGTGGTTCGTGCCGTAGTCCACCCCCACCGCTAAAACCGTGCCCTGCTGGCGTGGGGTGACCATCGTGTCGGGATTCCACGCCTCGAATACGGCACCCTCGGCGGAGACCCACTCGCCTTGAATCATGCGGCGGTAGAAGAGTCCACTGTAGGAGGCGCGCATACGCTGCCGGTATTCACTCGTCAGGCCCGGGTTATCCTCCATCGTGAAGAGCTGTGCGTAAGTATCCGTCTCCCCGGGCTTATCAATGAAGTCGCGCTTGAGGTAGTGCGCTGGGGTGGCCGGGTTGGTGGTGGCGAATACGCGTGGGGGTTTCGGGTTTCCGGTGGCGCGCATACGTGACCAGATCATTTCCCACACGTTCTGCGGACATAGGGTGAGCTCGTCGTAGAAGAGGAGCTGGAATGTACCACCACGGATGCGACCCTCCGCCCCCTTATCGTTCACGCCGATGACGAGGACTTCCCGCCCGAATATCTTCGCGGTTGGGTTACGCCGCGTGTAGTGGATGTACGGCGCTGCGGTAGCGAACACCGGCTCCGTCATTAGGGGGAGGAAAATATTCTGGTACACCGTGTCGAGGGTTTTCCCGGCGATAACGATAGCGCCGGAAGTGCCTGCTTCTTTAATCTCCCCCAGCATGAGCATGAGCCAGGCGAGAGTCTTGCCGGAGGAGACACTGCCATACCAAATGTTGAGGGAGTGGGTGGACTTCCCGATGGCTTCAATCTGCTTTCGGGAGAGTCGGAAGTTACGCGAGGGAGTCGTCGTCACCGTCTGCGACCTCCGCCTCCGCTGCAATGGTCTGCCTAATGTTGGTGATCATGGAGGAGAACTCTTCACCTCCGGTGACTTCCACATCAAGTTTGATGGCGCCCTCCACACCCCACAAGGCTGCGAGCTTGGTATTCACATCGATAATGAGGCGGGCGGCCTTAATATCCCCGTCGAGTGCTTTCTTCCAGTAGGCGGCATGGAGGCGGTTGTACCGGCGGTCGAGTTTAGCGAATACAGTTCGGGCCGCGTCTGGCTTCGCCTCATCCATTGCCTTGTCGTAGTCAAGGCGGGCCTGGGTTTTGCTGATGCCGAGCTGTTTGCCGATGACCTCGAAGGTGGCTCCGCCGTCGTGGAGGGTGACGACTTTGGCGGCGCGTTCGGCGCGTTCTTTTGTCATTCCTCTGCGTGGTGGCATGTGCGGGAGTCTCCTTTTTTGTGCGGGTTGGGCAGTGGTATTGGGGGAATCTGTTTAGGTTGTTTGCTTTGTGCCTTGCCAGATTCTTTGGATGCCGCCGTGGCGGGGTTTGTGTGCGGCTTGGTGGTATCCGATGGGTCGGATGGTGCCGCGTTTATTCCATGCGGAGAGGAGGCCGCCCCAGGCGTTGTTGTGCTTGGGTGTGAGGCCGTCGGGGATGTGTTGTCGGATGGTGTCGGTGGTGAATGGTTCGCCGGTTGCTGCGAGGTGTTTTACTGCTTTGTCGGCGTGATGTGCCCAATCCCCGGTTATGTGGGCTTCTTTCATGTAGGGGGCTTGGATTAGCTCTAGTTCTTCGGGGTTGTGTTGTTGCAGCGTCATGGTGGTGATTCTGCCGGTTGGAGTGATGCGGTCAGGTGCTGCTGCTTTCC